AATGGGTTGGTGCTGTAAATCGGAACATTTATAAATAGAAACAGTGATAAAACAAAAACAAGTTTCTAATACATAAAGGAGAAAAATATGGCTTTTTCCGTAAGTCCTTCGGTCATCGTTCGAGAAATCGACGCATCGGCGGTTGTCCCGGCCATCAGTACACCACCTGCTGCGATAGCTGGCATTTTTAATTGGGGTCCAATTAACGAGCCGATCTTAATCTCAGCAGAAACGCAATTGGCAGACCGTTTTGGTAAACCAGGTGATGAAAACTACGAAACATGGTTTACTGCTGCTGACTTCCTTGCATATTCAAATGCATTGTGGGTAGTACGTGCCGACGACAGTTCAAACACCGCTGCAAACACAAATTTCACAGCAAAATATCCGGGTGTTCTAGGCGACTCATTGAGTGTTGCTTATTGTTCCTCAGAAGGATTTGGTAATGTTGAAATTGTTGCAGGCGATATTCCAACAAATAAAATTTCAAACCCAGCAGTTCAGCAAACTATTGAGTTTGGCGCCACAAGCGTTATTTTTGAAGTTGTACCTGCTGACAGAATTACAACTGTAACTGCGGGTGATATACTTACCGTAGGTAACGATAGCGTAGGTTATCAAAACCTTAGTGTTGCTTCCGTTGCAGAATCAGAAATTATCGAAGCAAATACAGTAACAGGTTATGCGTATACCATGGGGTTTGGTAATGCATACACATTGGCTGCAACCGCACTACCTACCATCTCAATGGAAACTAAGTGGGCATATAATAGCTTGTTCAATGGTGCACCCGACGCGTTTCATATTCACGTTGCAGTTATTGATAATTCAGGAAATATTTCAGGAAAAGCAAATACTATCCTGGAAACATTTGAAAACTTATCAACTACAGTAGGCGCAACAAGAGCAGACGGTACATTAAAATATTACGATACTGTAATTGAAAACAATTCATCTTGGATTAATGTTGCAAATACCGCAACTATCGGAACCGCTAATACAAACATTACTGTTTACGAAACAATGAACGGTGGATCAAATGCAACTGATGAAGCAAATACAACACTTGCAGCAATTGGCGGCGCATATGACAAATTCGTAAATACAAACGAAATTGATATTTCAAGTATCCTTGTTGGTAAAAGTGATGATGCTGGTACACACGCAAGCTACATTATGTCAAATATTGTTGACGTACGTAAAGATTGCGTAATGTATGTTTCACCATCAAAACTAGCCGCAGTTGATGAAAATAAACCAAATGCCAAAATGACTAAAATTATTGCACACAAAAATAAAATTAGCCCATTGAACTCATATATGTTTATGGATAGCGGATATAAGTATCGCTATGATAAATATAACGACCAATATCGCTGGGTACCATTAAACGGTGACATGGCAGGTCTTGCATCAAGAGTTGAAGTATGGGAATCACCTGCAGGATTTAGAAAAGGTTTGATTAAGAATGTTGTTAAGCTTGCATTTAATCCAAGTAAAGCACAACGAGATCAGCTATATAGTCAAGGAATTAACCCAGTAATGTCTCAAATCGGACAAGGAGTATTGTTGTTCGGTGATAAAACATCTCAGACATTCGCATCGGCATTTGACCGCATCAATGTTCGTAGGCTGTTTATTGCAGTTGAGAAAGCAATTGCTACCGCGGCGGAAGGGTTCTTATTCGAGCTAAACGACGAGTTTACTCAAACACAATTTAAAAATATTGTTGATCCGTTCCTACGTGACATTCAAGGAAGACGTGGTATTATTGACTATAGAGTAATTTCTGACTCTACTGTGAACACTCCTGAAATTGTAGATCAAAACAAATTCCGTGCAAGCATCTTTATCAAGCCTGCTCGTTCTATTAATGTTATTGAATTGACATTTATCGCAACAAGAACAGGTATTGAGTTTGACGAAATTGTTGGTCAGCTAACTTAATAAATAGATTAATAAAAGGAGAATAGAAAATGGCATTTAATATCAATCAGTTCAAATCGGAGCTAGTTGGTGGTGGTGCTCGTCCTACGCTATTCGAAGTTCAAATCACTAACCCGGTCGCTCCGGGTGCTGACTTTAAAGTGCCATTCATGGTCCGTTCTGCGGGAATTCCAGAATCGACAGTAGGTCAGTATGTTGTACCATACTTTGGAAGAGAAGTAAAGTACGCAGGTGATAGAGTATTCGCAGATTGGTCGGTCACAATTATCAACGATGAAGATTTTGCTATCCGTAATGCTATGGAAGCTTGGTCAAATTCAATCAACTCACACGACTCGAATGTCCGTGGGTTGCCACAGGATTACAAGTCAAATGGGTTGATTACTCAATTCAGTAAAAATGGTTCAGTTCTCAGAACATATGTTTTTGAAGGAATGTTCCCAACTGCAATTGAAGGAATTCAAATGGATTGGCAACAGCAGGATACCATCGAAGAATTCGGTGTTACCTTCCAATATGATTTATGGAGAGTTGAAGGCAATACCGGTATTCCAACCACTTAATATAATATGACAAGGTGAAATAAATGAGAATTTTTGGTTTTGAAATCAAGCGTGAGGTAGAGGAGGCGGACAATGTTCCAGTCTCCTTTGCTGAACCGCAAAATGATGACGGTGCTATTACCGTCGGCAATGCTATGGGTGGCTTTTATGGTACATTCCTCGATATGGAAGGGAATGCCAAAACAGAATCCGAGCTTGTTACAAAATATAGAGTTATGGCAATGCAACCTGAAATTACTCAGGGCATTGATGAAGTTATTAATGAAGCAATTAGTATCTCATCAGATGATAAAATTGTCGAGATCGTATTAGATGATACCGATCTTCCCGACAAAGTTAAGAATAAAGTTACTGAAGAATTTGAAAATGTCCTGACGTTATTGGATTTTCAAAATACCGCATATGAAATATTTTCCAAGTTCTATGTAGACGGAAGATTAAATTATCATATGATGATTGATAATGAAGACCTTAAGCAAGGTATTGTTGAGGTAAGATATGTTGATCCACGGAAACTTAAACTTATTCGTGAGGTTGATAAACGTCAAAAGGATACACATAGCGGTATCCCAGTTAAAAAAGTAAAAGCAGAATATTATATGTATTCTGAAAATGGATTTGGTGCCGATAGATCATCATCAGCAACTCAAGGTACACAAGGCTACAAAATTGCTAAGGACTCGGTTGCTCGAGTTACTTCAGGTCTTATGAATGAAACTAATTCCCTTGTTTTGTCATATCTACATCCCGCAATTAAACCACTCAATCAGTTGAGAATGTTGGAAGATGCAACCGTTATCTATACATTAACGAGAGCACCTGAACGCCGTATTTTCTATATTGATGTTGGTAACTTGCCGAAATCAAAGGCTGAACAATATCTACGTGATATGATGGTTCGCCATAAGAATAAGTTACAATATAATTCAAGTACTGGTGAAATTAGTGATGCCCGCAAAATGATGACAATGACTGAAGACTTTTGGTTCCCTCGTAGAGGCGGTGAAAGGTCAACAGAAGTTGATACACTTGCAGGAGGTTCATCTCAGGCACTAAGTACTGATGAAAATATGCAATACTTTAAGAACAAGTTGTTTAAATCATTACGTGTACCGTTAACACGTCTTGAGCCTGAAACAATGAATACTTTTGGTAGAAGTACAGAGATTACTCGTGACGAATTGAAGTTTACTAAAATGATTCGCCGTGTTAGATCACGGTTTGCTGGATTGTTTACTATTATGCTCGAAAGACAAATGATCCTTAAAGGCATTATGACACCTGAAGAATTTGCACAGATCAAAAATGCTATTCGTTACGATTTTATTAATGATAATTACTTTGAAGAATTAAAAGAAGCAGAAATTATCCGTGAACGTATGCAAACACTACGTGATGTTGAAGACCATGTTGGTGTTTATTATTCAAGAGAATGGGTTATCCGTAACGTCCTTCAGATGTCAGATGATGAAATGAAAGATATGAAGGAACAGATTGAAGCTGAAAAAGCTGAATACCCTGATGAGCCTGCAGAAGAATAAAATGATAAATAGAATTAAATCAATTTAGGAGAGGCGTTATGAAGTCTTTTAAACAAAAACTAGCTGAAGTATCGAAGCATAACCGCTCCGATGAAAATAATCGCTTTAAAGATATGCACGATGCTGAAACAGTTAAACACCCGGTTGCACCTGACGCAGTTTTTACTGGTGAAATCAAAGGTAAAACTATGAAAAAGCGCCCTGCCGATGATGGCACCGATGCAAAATATGACTCAGCATATATCAAGAAAACTGGTTCAGATGCAGGCGGCGGTCGTAAGTTAGGCGAAGAAGCAAAACAAATTGATGAGATCTCACGTTCAATGAAACCAATGAGTAAATCCTTTGGCAAGACCGTCGATCCTAAGAAGTTTGATGCATATAAGAAACATATGAAAAAGCATTCCTTGGATGAGCCTACGGTCCGTATGGCACACGATAATCCAGATCACGGTGAATCAAAA